GGCTGGATAGTCGACTCCGTTGTGTTTTAGTAATCCTGATAAAACTTTTATAAACATAATCTTATCTAATAGTATACCTCTATGATTCGCTTGTCAACTCTTTTGTTAAGTACCAAAGTGCAAAGTTCAACGCTGCGTTAAGCGATGTCGTAAAAGTAACGTAATTCTTAGCAATATCTGTTGAGTCATAAGTTATAACCGGCTTTGTAGCTTCAACTGTACCTGTCGCTGAACCTGTAATAACAACGTTTTCTGCGCAAATTCTATCTATTCCAAGACCTGCTTCAACTCCGATTGAGAATGTAGCACCTGCACCGTCTTGAATCGGGCAAAGTAAGCTGACAACTGTTTTGAAAGCCTTGACTGAAACCTGCTTAAGTGTATCGTTTGCTGAAAACGTAAGTGTGTCTGTGATTACATTACCTCGAATATCAGTTCCGGTTAAAACATAAGAACCTGCTGCAACGTCGGCAGTAGTTCCTCCCGGAGTAACTGAAATTATACGAGCAAAATCTGGCTGAGCTGATGGCGTAATAGTCGTAACAAGTGACGATGAGGTAGCTGTAAGCGCTTTTAACGCTACTGCTGAAACTGCAATAGGAGCTGCCCAAGCTTGTCGTCTCAAATAACCGTTCTGAGACTGAAACTCGGCTGCTAAGATTCTACTATTTTTAAGAAAAATGTTAAGTAAGCCCATATTTTTAGGCTACGGCGGTTGCAAAGAAGTATTTGCAAGCAGTAGCGACAATCATTTGTTCATACCAGTCAGTGACTCTTATGAACTGAGCTTTAACAGCTCTGTCGTCCCATCGCTCTACTTGACGAGGTCCAATCCTGAATGTGTAACCATAAGTCACCATTCTTATTCCCGGTGTCGCAGTAATGAACAAGACGGCTGCTGTTTTGCCCCAAACATAATCTAGAGTCTCTGTCTGACCTTCTTTGGCTGTATTCTGTTCGGCTGCTGCAACTATAACTCTACCGATATCGAATACTGCTGCCATGATTTCGGGAGTGACAATTCCTCTTTCGCTATACTTGATTCTTTCAATAATAGCTGGGTGATTCCTTAGTTTCGCAAATACTGGATAGCTCAAAAGCAATGTATTTGCATGAACCAAGGCTGCTTTCTGGATAGTATCAACTGCTGTCTGCACGTCTCCGATTGGGTCTGAACCTGCATAATCGCTCCATTTATTAGTACCGGATAAAGTTGCGTCTGGACCAGTTGAAAGCTGATTGTATGCGTCAACTTCTTTGTCCAAGAGAATTCTCTCTGTGACATCTTCCATTGCGTCGACGTTCAAATCAAATGGTGCTTGCTGTTGCTCGAACACTTCGTCTGGCAAATCTTGTTCGAGTGAATGCTCAACTAATGGACCGTATGCGGTTTTAGTCAAACCAAAGTTTACTCTGTTGGCTCTTGTGGAAGGCGCTCTAAGCGTATTCGCTGCGGTGAACTTAGATTTATCGTATGTGAAATAGTAACCTGTTGCAGTTTTTACTTGCACTTCAGGAAAAATGGTATCTGCAACGTAGTTTGGATTTTTATACGCTACGCTAAGATTACTCAGTAAAGGGTCTTGGTATACTTGACTTGGTAATGGTCCAAAAACTGTCATAATTTATTCTCCTTATGCGCTTATCGTAAACGCCATTAACTGTACTTCGATTATGTCACCTTGAGCTGTTGCTGCTTCTAGAGCCATAGCTCCTACAAACGCGTGGTCTGCTGTCGTTGTTACTGCTTGTCCGCCGGTTGTCGCTGTTAACCAAGCGCCTAATGCGATTACTGTTGAAGCGACTACTTTGAAGGTTCCTTCTCCGCCTCCGCAAAGAACTACGTTTGCGATTTCTCCGGTGTTAGGAGCGTTCTTTATAATACCAAGAATGTGGTCACTGGCTGCGGTTGCAGCTACGACCTGATTTTGAGTCGTATCCAATTTTACAAAAGTGAATTGCAAGGCTCTGAAATCTGCGCCTGCTTTGAAACTTCTTTCTCGAAATTCTGTATATTGACTCATAATATCTCCTTAAAATTTACTTTTGACTACTGTCATTTCTTCTCCGTATTCCATTAACTCTGGATTTTCTTTCATTACTTTTTTGGTTGCGTCTGCTTCGGAAAGATTTTTGTCTGCTTCCCTTGCTTCTTTAACCTTCTGTTTAATTATAGCAATCTTTGGACCGGCTGTCGAAACGTCGGCTGCTCCCTGTTCTCCAAAGACCTTATGTGCAGCTAAACCGAGCATAATTTCGGAAAATTCTTTTCTCTGAGGAGCGGACAATCCTTTAGCGAACTTCACAACTTTATCTTTATTAGCTGGTAAAACTTTACCTTGTTCGTTGGTCTCTGAAGCGACTAACGGATTAACAATATCTTCAACTTTCTTTGTATCCAATTCTTCGGCTGCTTCTTTCAAGACTTTAACTTCTGACGCTGTCATGGTTACATTTCCTTCTTTTGCTGTAATAGCTGCGTCTGCTGCCGGAACCACTGGTTCTGTCGGCGCTGGTGTCGGCTCTACCACTGGAGCAACCGGCTCAACTACTGGTGCGACTGGTTCTACAACTGGTGCGACTGGAGCTGCTGGCGCTTCTTCTAATTTCAATGAGGTGACTTCTTCTGCGGTTAATTCAGCTTTGTGTTCGACTAAAAAAGCCTTTGCTTCTGGCAAAAGCGTCTCAGGTCGAGCATTTCTCAAAGTTGCTAAATCAAAATTCATATCTGTAAATATCATAGCCTTCTTTTTATTTCTTGTCAAGTCCTCGCTCGCTGTAAGCGGTTTGAGTTCCTTAAAGAGCGGACGATTGACCAACGACGCTGCAATTAAAACATTCTCTAACTCAATGTCAGAATGTTCGGGGTCTACATAATAGTCACTAAATTCAGGACTCAAAAATCTGTACTCTTTGTTTTTTATTAACTGTTTCCCGTAAGGCGTCCAATCAGTATTAACAGAATATAAACCGTCGGACATGACTTTCAATTCTTTAATCCAACCGGCTGCTTTGCCTTTGTCATGGTCTACGTCAATCGGAACTCCGGCTCTAACAGGAACGCCATTGACCTTCTTGCTGAAGTTTACTACCATTTGCTCGAGAGCTTCCTTTGTAATTACAATCTCACCGTACTTACCGGTGTTAAACGTACCTAGAGGAAAGAGCTGTATTGTCGTAGGCGCCTCTGAATCGTCTCCCATGATAGAGAATAGGTCGGAAAACAAGCGGAGTCCTTCTTTGTGTTCGCTCATGTATCTTTGGACTGAAGGCGAGAATTTATTAGCAGCTCGCTGCTTTGTTATAACTGCGTCAGCCATTGCGTGAGCTTCTGACATCTTAGCGGTTCCATTGCAGAGCGGACAATCAGCCGACATTCCGCCAGCGTCCTCGTGGACTATATCGTGTGCAGTTGTGTCCAACATATAAATATATTATAGCACTTCTTAAACCTTCTCGGGGTGAATCAATTCTCCACACTTACAATTCGGGTGCGCCGGTGGGGAATCTGTACCGTCACTATAATTATCGTTTATGTCAACAATCTCTCCGTCTAAGTCTTGGCAAATCGGACAAGCGCTGGCGGTTGCCTGCCATTCTTTCGACTGATAACCAAGTGCTTTACCTACTGCTAACCTTCCTTGAGAAAAAGCGCGGACACTTTCCGTTTGAGCAATGCTTCTGGCTCTTGACGTACTATCTATAGTATCGCCTAATCGATTAACCAATTCTGCTCTTGACTCGCCTAGAGCTATTGACGTTCTAATCTGCTCCGTGATATTTTTCTTCGTAACGTCATTGATACCACCTGCTAAATTAACTACGTAATTCCTTAAAAACGCTGCCTGTGGACTATCTGTGGCTGACAAACCGGAGTCTGCCTTAAACTCTGCTTCGGCTGCTCCTAAACCAATCGTGAACAAAACTGTAATATCCGGAGAAATCTGCGCTGCGAGTTGTTGGTCCTCTGAAGCCCAATTATCGTCATTGACTAAATCGCTGGCTTCGTCGGCTTGGACTAAGTGCATTTGCACCAACTGATTGATTCTGTCGTTCTGACCTTGGAAGAACTTTCGGAGCGTACCTTTGAGCGTTACCATGTTTCTAACTAACTTATCAAACGACTTTTTGTCCTGCTTATAAATCGGGTGAAACGGCTCACCGCCTATACCTTGCTTGAACTTAAAAGCGTCGAGGGCGTCGTCAATGGCGTATAACTGTTTAAGACTTAGATTCTTCAGCATGAATCGCCTCCTGTATTTCTCGACTAAGCGTTTGCATGTCCTCCTTAAACTCTTTAGCTGTAGTC